CCACATGGTCTGCCTGCGTTTCAGGCTCTCTATCTGTTCCTTGATCTTTTGTGTGGCTTCCTGTTCAGCCTTGATCCGGTATTCCTCTTCCTTGATGGCATCCTTGGTCTGCTTGAGCTTCTCCTTGAGTGCCTCGGCCTTTTCGCTCAACATGGTTATGCCCAACAACTGCTCAATGATGTCCTTTTGGTCATTGGCTCTGAGATTGAGGAAAGGTTCTGTGTAGGTATTCAATGCCACCAAGTGCTTGAACATCTCATGGCTCATGCCCAACATCGTCTCTATGGCCTTCTGTGTCTCACGGCTGTCGCCCTGTGCCATGTCTGTAATTTCTTGTTCCTCGTCTCCCACATAGAATTTCATGACGTTGGGCTTTCTGCCACGTTCTATCTTATAGGTCTGTCCGTTGTGTTCAAATTCTAGGCTAACCAACATGCCCTTGGAATTGGTCTTGTTGATGAGGTTATCTCGCTTGATGTTGGTCAATGCTTGACCAAACAAGGCGTAGGACAGTGCGTTGATTATGGTAGTCTTGCCCGTGCCGTTACGTGCACCTGAGTCATCCCCACCTAGGTCAATGTTGACCCCCAGAACAAGCGTTAGGTCTCTGCGGTCAAAGTTGACCGCCTGCGTGGCATTACCCACGCTCATGAAGTTCTTAACTGTTAATGTTTTTAGTCTAAACATATCTTATTATTGTAACATCATTGTCAGCATTTAAAAGTCTTTATCTAACCAACTGAATGTTTTCCGCCAATCAGTGTTTCTTCTAGTGTCTAATTCTGTTAGATAATCTTGTAATCGTTTGATCATATCTACGTTTTGCGTCTGAGATTCAATTTGTTTTTTAATACCTAACAAAGCATCAGCTTCTTTGGTATCAAGTTTTTCTGCAGACTGCTCTAGATAATCTTCAAAGTATCCTGGACCAAACCACAACGGGCTTGTTAAGTCTTTGTTAACATTTGAACTTAGCATTATTTTTTCACTGTGAGGTATCAGTTTATTCCATTCGTTTACCTTATCCATTAACTTTGGTAATCCTTTAAGGGTTAATGCTGATAGAACACTGTTAATACTCATTGCCGTCCAGGACTTTTCAGCAAACATTGTAAAGTTTTCTTCCCATCTATCTAAGTCTAATCCCTTTCTAACATACTCTTGTTCGGACCCCCAGCCGTCTAGGCTACCAGTTATTTGCAATTTCCAAATGCTTTTGCTATCAACCAGTGATTGAAATCTTTCAATATACTTGGCTATTTGTTTTGGCGGAATATTAAGATTAGTGATTATGGAAAATACCAGATTAGGATTAGGGTTACGTCTAAAAAAGTCAATGCTTTGATCCAGCTCTTGTAGTAAAAAAGGTTCACCACCTAGTATATGATATCTTCTGAGTTTTTTATAACGATCATTTTCTTCTAGGTATTTCCATAGTCGGCTAGTCATTTCTGAAACATTGGTATTTTTAACAAATTTTATTGGATTAGGAATGCCAACTTTTTCTCTAGCATCACCATAGTGTTTAAACTCAGTTTCAATCTGGCTACTGTATTCAGGACCACAATAAACGCAACTCATATTACAAGTATTTCTAAAATAGACTTCCAACATTGTTGGATCAACACGAGTAGCAGTTGGATCTGTCAATAGTTCTTGGGGGATAAGTTCTGGATCTTGCAGTTTACTTAATTGAAATTGTCGATCACTAAATCCTCCTACTGCTTCAACATCTCTACAGTATTCGCAACCTGTTCCGTCACCGGGCCATTGACTATCTAACATTTTTTCTCTATCGCTAATTTGTCCAGGGGTATTATGAAAGTCATCAAATGTATCTAGTGTGATAGAGTGTGGTCTACACCTATGGCAACTTGCAGAAGTTGCATTGTCTAATCGTAAAGAAGTCCATCCCCATTTTAATAGACAAGCAGTGTCACTTTTAATAGGCCACAGTTTAGACATTATAGATCTCTATAAATCTCTAACAGCAGTTTAGGATCGTAATGATCGCTTTCTATTGATGTTAACTGATTAGTAACAATAGTATCCACTGATTCAAACTTTAGTTCACCTGGCTGAACATCTGCAAACTCTATGTCCTTCTTAACAGGTATTAGTGTAAGTTCTCTGAGATTATATTTGCCTACAAACTCCTCACGAATAAAACTTGCTTCTTCGTAACTGATATCAATGTTTAAGTTTACACGAATGTGCATCTTCTCTTTCAGTAACTCTTCAGGATTGTTTAACATTTCATCTAAGTTGTAGACTCTGTATCTAGGTTGTTGCGGCCAAGAGTGATACACAGGATCCTTGCCCCATTCAACAATGGTCATACCTCTGTCATCGTCACCTGCGTCAGCATAGTTGTGAGGAAAGCAATTACCGGTATAGATAATGTTATTGTGACTTTGACGTTTATGGAAGTGTCCTGTATACACATGTTCTAAGCCACGGAAGTCTTCACGCTGTATCTCGCCCGTGTCTGGCATCTGCACCATAGCATTCATAAAGAAGTGAGGTAACTCTAAATGTCCAAACGCATACTTGCCTTCCATCTTCTTGACCTTCTTGGCCTCATCTCCCACTAGCCAAGGTATAAATTGGACATCACCTTCTGAGTAGAAGTCGTTCATGATGTGAACGTTTTTGATATGTTTGGCCCAGGCCGCAGATTGTATGTCACGCTTGTCTCTATAATACAAATCGTGATTGCCTGGAATGAAGAACACGCGATCAAAGGCATCGCCCAGTAGTTCCAAGGCCGTTAGGCTGTAATTGAGTGTGACGATGTTTATGGCGGCACGGTTGTTGTGCCAATCGCCCATCATGATGCAGGTCTCGCAACCTTCCTGCTTGGCCTTTTCGATGAACCATTTAACGAAACCAAGACAGTCCTCGTTGTGTGTTTGGCTGTTTGACTTCAATCCAAAATGGATGTCTGTAAGGACAGCCGCCTTCTTAAATAGATTCGCCATAACCTTCCTTAGTAGTTATTTTGACTTTTGTTTTTCCTTCAGCTTCTCTCTCTGATCTTTATAGAAGTTATCCTCTAGTTTAGCATCAATGTCAGCGTTCTGTCTAGTCCAACTCGGATTCAATCCGTTCATTTCTAGGATGTCATCTCTGATGCTTTGGTTTTTCTTTTCAATGTTCAGCACGCGGGTGAATGAATTGGTTATGGCCGCGGTGTAGTAGGCAAATGGATTGTCCGACTTGGACTCATCAAACTGTAGCCCAATTTGGCTTAACTGTAACAATGCCTGTCCACGCATTTCCTCATTATAGGTATAACCACGCCAGTTAGAACGGGTAGCATAGCGTTCACAGAGCTTGATGAACATGTGTGCCAGTTTGTTGGTCATCTGTCCATGATCCTTGGAAAACTTACCATTATCCAGCGTGCCCTTCCAATGGCTCTGTCCAACCTTGTATGGCTCTCCATTCTCATCCACCCTGTAGTGCTGGAATGGTGGAAAGTTGACCTTGGCATGCACCTCATCATCTATGCCATAGTCCTCGTCCTCACGGGCCTCATCAATGTCGTCAAACATCTCCTCTATCTTGGCACGCTTCTTCAGCTGTGCCTTTGTGGGTTTCTTTGGCACCAATGGAATGTGGTCCCAGGTCATGACACGGAACACCAGATCAGTGTCTGCGATATCCTTGGGCTGTAGTTCCTCGCCGGTCTCCTTCTTCCATTTGGTTATCTTCAACGCCCTGGCCTCCTTGATGCGTGCCTTGTTGATCTTCTTGACGTCTGAGACTATGATGTCAAAGTCTGAGTCACTGTCAAAGTTCTTGTAGGCACAGTAGGTCTTCTTGGACTTGTGTATCTCCTTGAGGATGTCCCTGTTGTTGAGATAGTTTACCTTACGTCCGGTTCTGGTTATCACTTTATCTTCTGACACTTGTGTATCTCCTTGTTTGATAGTGTTAATTATACAGCCTAGACGGCCCCTGTCAACCTTTTTTGGTTTGACAATTATATTGGGTTATAATGACTCTAATAAATAGTAAAAACGGAGAATATTAATGGCAACATCAACAAACCCAAATGCCGTGCAGAATCAACCCGGTGTGGCAGAGAAAGATCCCAGAGATTGGCGATTTAGGATGCGTCTCGCACCTGGGTCCAAGGTATTATACAAGGAAGATAATCCCGGCACACTGCTACCATTGAAAGCAACGGATGGCGTGATATTTCCATACACTCCACAGGTCATGGTCAACTATCAGGCCAACTACAGTGAGACAACTCCGACACATTCGAACTATAAACAGTATTTCTATCAGTCCAGCCAGATCAGTGACATACAGATCACCGGCACCTTCACCGCACAGAGCACCCAGGAGGCGGACTACATGTTGGCGGCCATACATTTTTTCCGATCAGCGACCAAGATGTTCTATGGACAGGACAAGGAACGCAACGGAAATCCACCACCTTTGGTATTCCTAGAGGGATTTGGTGACAATCAATTCAATAATCAACCCTGCGTGATACAGCAGTTCAACTATGTGCTACCACCTGACGTTGACTACGTGAGAACGACAGGTCCACAGAGTGGTGTTGATCTGACAGAACAGAGGGTGGCTAGAAACGGTTATAGATCAGCACTAACGAGGTTATTTGAGCTATTCCAAAATGGCATCAGCAAGGGTGCGGAAAACACATACTATGGAAATAAATCGAGAGACTTGGCCAATGCCGAGTCATCATACGTTCCGACAAAGATAGAGATCATGCTAACCCTACATCCGATAGTGTCACGCAAGAGACAGAGCGGAGAGTTCAGCCTCAAGGACTACGCCAACGGTGAGGGATTGAGGAGAGGATTCTGGTAATGGCAAAATATTCATCAAAATCACCATACTACACTTCAAGGGTCAATGACGGCTATCTGGATGTCATGCAGAATCGCAGGATACCCAAGTATAGTGACGACCAACAGTTCACGATAACACAGACATATCAATACAGGCCTGACCTATTGGCACAGGACTTATATGATGATCCTGCACTGTGGTGGGTGTTCGCACAGCGTAATCCAAATTCCATAGTTGATCCCATCTATGACTTCAAGGTGGGCACCAAGATATATCTGCCCAAGATCTCAACGCTGAAAAAAACACTAGGATTCTAGCATGGCCATAACCGATGCACAGCTGATCCAGATAGAAAATGAGGCCTTGTCTTTAAATGCCAGGGCCGATCGAATCGAAGCACAGATCAATGATTACGTTTCTACTGTCAACACCAGCCAGGATCCTGCATCACAATTGGTATCCAACGGCAAAGCCCTAGAGGCCGAAGCGGTTGACACGCTGTCCCGATTAAATCAGTTCAACAATTCTCCGGCAGTGAATGAAGTTCGCGCCTATGGTGACCTCAGGGAGCAACAGCGTGTCAACCAGGTCCTGGAGGTCATCAGGCGGGCTCGCAGTCGAACAGACACAGCACTGACAGATGTTCGCTCCACCCTGGCCGGGATCGGGACGGCAGAACCACCACCGTCGGATGCCACCAACTCCGCGGGACAGATCGTGGGAGATGGTGCCACCAACAGGACTGAGAACGCCACCGTCCAAAACCCCGAGACGGAAACGGAACAAGGACAATTGGCCTCGGAGACTCCCACTAACGCTGATGAAGCCACCACCAGGGGCCTGGCAGACTTTGAGGACGCAGAGAACAATGCCGTTGAGGAAGATTCTAATGCAGGTGCACCAACGAGTCCGACGCTTGAGCAGGGAGTTGATGGCATTCAAGTGGCCCAGGGATACAACAAAGAGATAGTGACCAGGAAGAACGTGTTGTCACAATTCGGAACGTCAACATACGGCATAACCATATATCTGCTCACGCCCGGGCAATATAATAAGATGATGGGATACTCAGATGAGGCAAACCCACGCGAACAGACTGATTCCACGAATCAAGTTCAATATAAGTCAGTGGAGGGACTCCAGGCGATACTGTCAAGTGGAGGACTGCCCAATGGATTCACGGGAGATCCATACACCGTGGGCGGAGCCACTAGGAACAGATTCTTCAATCTGGACTATTTCATCGACGATCTGGAGATAGAGACACTGATGCCACAGCAGGTCCGCGGCGCGACCAATGTGACACAATTAAATTTTAGGATCACTGAACCATACGGCTTCACCTTCCTCAACAGATTGAAGAATGCCAGCGAGGATCTCATGTCCAACTATGATCCGATAGCCAGCACGGGAGGCAAAGATTGGATACGCCAACACTATCTCATGGTCATTCGTTTCTATGGACAGGAAGACGGAGTCAGTGAATTTGTTCCCGGACAACTATATGATACTCCTGATCAGGGCCAGGTTGAAGTGATAACTGACAAGAGCAATCTATTAATAGATGAGAAATACATACCATTCCAATTCACCAACATAACCACAAAGGCCTCGACAGGTGCCGTGGAATATCTGTGCTCGGCCGTTCCGATAAATCAAATGCAGGCCATGGGCCAGAAGACCAACACGGTCAAGTATCAGGTTGAGATACAGGGACAGACATTAGATGACCTATTCAACGGCAAGCTGAGCCAGACCGTGGACACCAGTGGTGGAAGAGTGTTAAGCACGGGATTGGTTGAGTCGATAAACGCATATTACAAGACATTGGAGAATAGTGGAGTCATTGGAATAGCACCAGAGTTCGAGGTCAATTTCCTGGGAGGAATTGGTGAACAAAAGGTCAAGGCTCCAGGATCAACCAAGAAGAATAGGACGGCCATGGCCAAACCGGGTTCGTTTAATCCTGAATTACAATCGATGCAGAAGGAAATCATAAATTTCTCGATCAATGCTGGATCACAGATACAGCAGGTCCTGGACACCACCATACGATCCAGTGAATGGATAACCAAACAGCAGAAGAAATACATTGACTCCAATGACAGGAAGGTTAGGGACAAGGCCAGCAACAAGATATTGCAGTGGTATAGGATAACCTCCCACACCAAGGTCCTAGGATGGGACGACATACGCAAGGACTACGCCCACAAGACCACATATCAAGTGATACCTACCTCGGTGGGGGACGTTAAGTCACCGTTCTTTCCAAGGAAGAGATTCAATGGATGCCAAAAGAGATACAAGTATTGGTTCACGGGAGAGAACACGGAGATCCTGGACTACGAGCTTGATTTCAACGCCCTATATTACGTGTCCTCGTCTCCCCTGGTGGCACAGGACAGGGATTCGATATCAACCATCGGCGAGATGACGAATCCTGGTCCACCAGATCAGAGCATAGTTGGTGGTAGTGATCAGTCAGCAGACCCAGCGGCCAGAGCGGCATCCGTTCTATACTCTCCAGCTGACTATGCAATACTAAACATGAAGATCCTGGGAGATCCGTTCTACATACAGCAGGGAGACATATTCTGGAGATCCTACGGCATACAGGACCGAACCCCAGGATACCTACCCGATGGGTCAGCGGACTTTGAGTCAGGAGAGGTCCTGTTAGAAGTCGACTACCAGACCATGGAGGACTATGACGAGGAGACCGGCATGGCTGACGTGAGACCGATCGAGCTCAAGGAACCCGAGGAGATAGCAAACACCACGACATCCTCTGGCAACATATACAAGGGATTGATATATCAAGTGACGCAGGTCACTAGCAGTTTCAGCAAGGGAGTGTTCACACAGAACCTGCAGGGAGTCCTAAGACAATACACGGGAGACTACGAGGGAGTGGCCGTTAGGGAAAATGAGGAGATACGACCAACCAGCAACGTGAACAACGGACCCAAGGTTGACAACTCCAAAGACATCAACATATCAAACATAATACCATCACAACAGGCCACATCCAAGATAGCATCACAGCGTGTGACTCCGGTGTTGGGCGGCCTATCACTTGGCGGAGCAACTTATGTGGCCCCGGACGATGACGCGAGTTAAATAGAAGCATGGCAGAAAATATAAACAGAGTAGTAGGACAGGCAGGAGCATACAAATACGACAAGGGTGGCACGGTCATACAACCGGGACCCCTGGTTGGCAAGGTAAAGAACAACATCGATCCAACACGCTCAGGCAGGATCCAGGTATATCTGGAGAGCTACGGCGGAGAGGAAGATGATCCGACAACCTGGAGAACCCTAAACTACATGAGCCCTTACATGGGCATAACCAATCAGAACAACAAGTCATACGGCACCGCGGAAACGGGAGACTTCTATAACAGGCAGAGCTACGGCATGTGGTTCACCGCTCCTGATCTTGGAACTAAGGTCCTGTGTTTCTTTGCCAATGGTGACCCGAACCAAGGATACTATCTTGGATCAGTGATGGAACCTGGCATTGGACACATGATCCCCGCCATTGGTGCCTCAACGAATTATGTCAGATCCGAGGGAATAGGAGCTTCGATCACCGCCACGAGATTGCCAGTGACGGAGATCAACGGCAACTCAACGGACATCTCAGAGGATCCTCAATTCTATAATAGGCAGAAGCCCATACATTCAGCGGTGTTCAGCCAACTGTTCTATCAACAGGGACTACAGAACGATCAGATCAGAGGCGTGATTGGCTCCAACAGCCAACGTGAATCGCCCAGCCATGTGTTTGGATTCTCAACTCCAGGCCCGGCCATATATGCTGACGCAAATAAAGTCAACGTGTTGGCGAGAAAGGGTGGCCACTCATTCGTCATGGACGACGGAGACAGGGACGGCAAGGATCAATTGGTCCGCATCAGGACGGCCGCAGGACACCAGATCACACTAAGCGACAGTGGTGAGAGCATCAGCATACACCATGCCAATGGTGAATCGTGGATCGAATTTGGCAAGGAGGGAACTCTTGACGTCTTTTCAACCAACTCGGTTAACGTGAGGACCAGGGGAACGATCAACCTACATGCTGATCAGGACATCAACATGCACGCCGGCGGTAGTATCAACATGCTGAGTGGACGATACATCAAACAGGAATCAACATACATAAGCCACCGTGCTGAAGCAGAACTGAAATTATATTCAAAATTGAAATTGGTGGCACGATCAGACAACTTATTAGCCATTGACGCACAGGAATTGGGATCATTTGATGGTGGCAAGAACATGGTATTACATGCTGACTGTATAGCGTTGAACTCGGGAGCGGGAGTTCCAGTTTCAGCGGCCACTGCCATTAGGAAGAATCAAGTCGCTGACGTGACGTCATTTGGAGATCAGGGATGGCAACCTACTCCCAGGGCATTGGAGACCATCACTACCAGGGCACCAACACACGAACCATGGCCCTATCACGGATTGGGCACACAGAACTCCGTTGACTATTCGCCACCGGCAAACACGAGCTTGCCCACAGCGACACAGCAACAGGTGCAGGCGGCATCACTGTTACAGCCGACCACTACTATCAATATCGACGACTTCGCATTACAGAACAGAGCCAGTGTTGACATTGGATCAATGAACACTGATCAGGTCACGGGCATAATGGGACAGATAGCCAAGAATGCGTCACAGGGCTACACGGATTTCTCAGTGAACAATGGATTAGGAAAATACGGACTGTCAGCGGCCCAATTGGAAGAGGCAGGCTACCTCGTTCCCGGAACGGTGCAGACATATCTATCAAATCCTAACAACATAGAGAACATCCTACGCAGGACGGAGGTGTGGAGTGAGAAGGATTCGGTCAGCGACCTATCAACATTCCTAAACAACAAGTCAGCACAGGACAATGCGGTGCAGGGAGTGCTCCAGGCAGGTTATTCATCAATGAGGACCAATGGCGTGATCACTGGAACTGAATCAGCCACAGACATTGGCGGATTGTTGACAAGTGCTGTGAACTATGGCACCAATAACACTATCAAATGGGCCAAGGGATTGGACATTAACTCCGAGTTGAAGAATGGAATCAGCCAATCCGTTCGCAATGGCCAGTATGCCGTGACCTTTGTGGACGAGAAAGTCAGCGAAACCCTGAGTGCATTTGGCAATCCAGGTGCCAGCACGAACACTGTCAACAATGATGCCATCAAGCAGGCACAGGCACTGTTGGTTAAAGATCCTAACATCACGGGATAATAAATACTAGCATGGCAACCTACTACGGATTCAACACAATAGGGCAGGACAAGAAGTTTCGCTTGGAGGACTATGAATTGGTCAAGCGAGATGTTCTCAACAGCCTCCTGATCAAGCAGGGCGAGAAGCCCGGAAATCCCACCTACGGCACTTCGATATGGAACATAATATTTGAACCCATGACAGATGACGTCATGCGTGACATAGAGACAGAGCTACGCAGGACCATACAGCAAGATCCCAGGGTCAAACTTGACAGACTATCAGTCTATCCACAGGAGAACGGTGTCCTGATCGAGCTTGACGTCACGGTATTACCCACCACAGAAGAATACAGGTTAACCCTGTTCTTCGATCAAACACTAAACACAGTCTCCGCCCGTTAATTATAATATACGCAGTTATCTAAGGTGATAAATATTGGATAACAGAGAGATATTATGGCTAAGACTACAAGACAGACAGCAATATTTGGTGCGGAAGATTGGAAGAGATTATATCGAACATTCCGTGAGGCAGACCTTCAGAGCTATGACTATGAGACTCTTCGGAAGTCAATGGTTGACTATCTCAGATTATACTATCCTGAGACGTTCAACGACTTCACGGAGTCATCAGAGTTCATCGCACTATTGGATCTCATGGCCTTCATGGGCCAGGGCCTCGCATTCCGCAATGACTTAAACGCTCGTGAGAACTTCATTGACACGGCAGAGCGCCGTGACTCAGTGGTCAAGCTGGCAGAGCTGGTTGGATACAAGCCTAAGCGTAATTTAAACGCACAGGGCTACATCAAGGTCACTGCTGTGACCACCACTGAATCAGTGACAGACTACAATGGATTGAATCTATCAGGAGTCACCGTTCGATGGAACGATGCCACCAATGCTGATTGGTTCGAGCAATTCAATGCTGTCATGAATGCCGCCATGGTGTCTAACCAAAGATATGGTCGACCAGGCATGGGACAGAGCATACTTGGAATCCAAACTGACGAATACGAATTAAATGTGACACCGGGATACCTCCCAGTGGTCCCCTTTGACGCCACGGTTGACGGCATTGGCATGTCATTTGAAGTGGTGTCAGCGACATCAGCCAACAAAACTTACGTATATGAGCCAGCACCACAGCCAGATGGACAAATGAATGTCCTCTATCGCAATGACAAGTTGGGATTTGGTTCTGTCAACACTGGTTATTTCTTTTACTTCAAGCAGGGTAGCTTGATCAACCAACAGTTCACCCTGGGAGAACGCATTTCAAATCGTGCAGTTGACATAGCCATTGACGGTGTCAACAATGATGACGTTTGGTTGTTTGAGGTAGAGAACGGAACGCTGACAGAATGGAACAAGGTTGACTCGATCTATGGCGTGGGAGCCACTCCAGTGGTCGACGGACAACAGAGAACAGTCTATTCAGTTGAGTCAGGAGGCAATGACACCATCACCATTAACTTCGGAGACGGAGTGTTTGCCAAGATACCTGTTGGAACATACAGAACATATTTGAGAACATCAAATGGATTAGAATATGTCATAAATCCAAACGAGATACAGTCAGTGACCGTGACACTTCCATACATATCACGCTCTGGACGTAATGAGAGCATGACATTCACGCTTGGTCTACAGGAACCCGTGACCAATGCCAAGGCCAGAGAAACACTTAATGAGATCAAGACCCGTGCTCCGGCAAGATTCTACACACAGAACAGGATGGTCAACGGTGAGGACTACAACAACTTTCCATACACCCAATACACCTCAATACTGAGATCCAAGGCAGTTGGCAGATCATCGATCGGTCTCAATAGATATTTGGATCTACTTGACCCGACTGGTAAGTATTCAAGCACAAATTCGTTCTGTGCGGATGGAATGTTCTATCAGGACTACACTGATCCAAACTTCACGTTCACGTTCGTTGACACCAATGACATTTCCAGTGCCATAACCAACACACTGGAGCCAAAGATAGCGGATAGGCTAATGCGCCATTTCTACAATGACAAGTTTGCCAGGATCAATCTGACATCAACAGACATATTGTGGCAACAGTCAACCACGACCACCAATCAATCAACAGGGTATTTCAAGAATGCCGCGGGAAATCCCATATCGGTTGGCTCGATAGCATCAGGCAACACCAAATACATAGCCAACGGAGCATTGATCAAGTTCGAGGCACCCGCTGGATTATATTTTGACACCAACAACAAATTAAAGGCAGGCTCGCCCACGGGAGTTGATGAGAAATTAGTGGTATGGGCAACTGTGACAAGCCTGACTGGAGACGGAACCAACTTTGGAGATGGAAATCTGGCAGATGGCTCAGGACCAGTGACACTGAATGACTTCCTTCCAACGGGAGCTGACGTCACTGAAGTGATTCCGGTGTTCGTGACTGACATTCCTGTGTTGATTGAAACGCAGATGATCGAGCAGATTGAGCTCTATAGGAACTTTGGCATAGGTTTTGATAACACGAATGGAACATGGTATGTGATATCAGGGGACAACTTGAAGCAAGATGCCGCATTTGACCTATCATTTGCCAAGAACAATGACAGGCTACAGCGTGATGCATCATGGTTGGCACAGTTCACCACTGATGGATCAACATATACAGTGAAATACAGGAACTTAAATTACTACTTTGCGTCAGTGGCAGAGAACAGGTTCATATTCAACGGCAATGACAACATCTATGATCCGAGGACGGGCCAGGTGGTAAATGACTTCGTCAACGTGTTGAAGATGAACAGCCAGCCTGATTCAAACTCAGCACTGACATCAGACATCAAACTGGACGTGATCGGACAAGAGATCGAGACTGATGGGTTCGTTGACAACTTTAAGATATTGGTCAGTTATGCAGATTCGGATGCAGACGGCGTCGCGGACAATCCAGACATATTCGATGACATCGTCGCTCCAGCGACCAATGCGTCAACCAAGAAGGTGTTCCTACAGAGGACAACGGATTTTGATAATCTAGAGAGATACGTTCCTGTGGCATCGGGCGTGATCAACACATTATACGCTAACTTGGATGCCATGGAGTTGGCCAAGACTGAATATCTAAACGGCCAGGTGTTTTATGGAACGACCAGTGAGAAGTTCTATGTGTTGTCAGTGTCAGGAACGACCTACACTCTGACGGAGACCACGATCTACGAGGACAAGATAGGAAGACAGGATCTCTATTTCCATTACAGACACAATTCGGGAGATGGCAACAGGGTTGACCCAGCGATCACCAACATCGTTGATCTATATCTCGTGACCAATGCCTACTACACATCATATCAGAACTGGATCAAGGATGCCACAGGCAAGGTCACGGAGCCAGCACAGCCCACCATTGATGAATTGACCATAGCCTATGCTGGCCTACAAGACTACAAGATGCTGAGTGATAACATGATCATGAACTCAGTCAAATTCAAACCATTGTTTGGTAGCAAGGCATCGACAGAACTACAGGCCACGATCAAGGTCATCAAGTATCAGGGAGTGATCACGTCAACCAGCGAGATCAAGTCACGTGTGATAGAGGCCATGAATGAGTATTTCACCATAGACAAGTGGGACTTTGGAGACACGTTCTACTTCTCTGAACTGTCAGCATATTTACATGATCAATTAGGTGACATAGTGTCATCGGTCGTGCTAGTTCCAAAGGATCCAACGAAATCATTCGGAGATCTATATGAGATCAGATCAGCACCAAACGAGATATTCGTGAACGCGGCCACGGTCAATGACATTGACGTAGTGGATGCACTGACATCAACAGTTTTAAGAACAGCAAGCAATAGTGGAGTCGCTTAATGGCAACAACTAGGATAAGATCGGTAGACCTGCTACCTGAGATATTTAGAACCGAGACCAACAAGAAGTTCTTGGCGTCGACCCTGGACCAGATGATCCAGCCATCACGCCTACAGCGTGTTGAGGGATACGTCGGCAGGACCTATGGACTCGGAGTCAACACCGTGGATAATTACGTCCTAGAGCCAGACAAGGAGAGGACCAATTACCAACTCGAGCCTGCCATCACATACAAGGTAGCCAACACCGCCAGGACCAAGGATCTAATAACATATCCTGAGATATTAGATGCCATACAGGTCAGGGGCGGCAACGTGACCAGACATGATAGATTGTTCTCAAGCGAGTTCTATTCCTGGGATCCATTCGTGGACTACGACAAGTTCGTTAACTTCGGCCAATACTATTGGTTGTCAGGTGGACCAGATACAGTTGACGTCCAAGCCACGGAGATAGCACTCAGTGACTCATTTGAAGTTACCAGGAGTGATGACGGATATGGACTGGAGGGACAGGCAGGAGACAATCCAACCATCACTCTGGTGAGAGGTGGCAACTACACGTTTGAGGTCCAACAGGATGGCAATCCTTTCTGGATACAGGCCAGCCCAGGCACACAGGGCGGGCTGACCCAGAGCCCAAACATATCAGCCAGGGGAATACTGGGAGTCACCAACAACGGTGAGGACAATGGCACGGTAAGATTCAATGTTCCAGATTCCACGGCACAGAATTTCTATTTCAATCTAACTGATCTAGGTGACGTTGACCTAGCCACTGATCTCAAATTTGACGAGATCAATAATCGCTATGTTGACGAGTTCTTGGATGACACGGATGGCATTGACGAGATCAGGGATCTCAACGGTAGGACAGTGATCTTCTTAAATCGCAATACTGAGACAGATCCTGAGCTGTCGGGATGGCGCAGGACTGACCAGTTCGACAATGCCAACTTTGACATCGAGGCATACGCACAGGAAACAGAGATAACAACATCAGCACAGCGTTACTCAGTGTGGCGCATTGAATATGTTGCTGGACCTGATGGCAGAAACTACATTAAATTAAATTCAATACTAAGCGTTCCACAGAACTCCAAGGTCCAGATACAATACGGAACCGTTAATTCATCAAGAACATTCTGGAAGAACGCAGAGGGATTCTTTGAGGAACAACCATTACTGACAGCGGTCATGGACCAGTTATGGTATCAGGATGGCAATGATGCTACCAAGTTTGGCGTGATCAAGATAGTTGATCAGGCAGACCAACTGACACTTGATGTCGAGGAAGAGATAGTTGGCAAGGTAAATTACACGTCACCCAACGGCGTGGTCTTCACCAATGGATTGAAGGTCAAGTTCCGTGGCACCACGGACCCTGCGACATATCAGGACAATGAATTCTATGTCGAGGGAGTTGGAACGGCAATACAGCTCTTGCCAGTGGATGATTTCAGGACTCCAGAGACATACACTGATTCAGAGACGTTGCCATTTGACTCAACGGCATATGACGCAAGCCCATGGGACGAGAGCCTAAACGCTCCCAAGGATGCTGATTACTTCACCATAAACAAGGCATCACATGATAAGAACCCTTGGACGAGATCAAACAGATGGACCCACATTGATGTCATAACCAAGACAGCTGAATATAATGAGACCACTGCGATACTTGATCAGAATCTCAGGGCCAAGAGACCCATCGTTGAGTTCAAGGCAGGTCTGAGACTATACAACTTTGGAACGGAAGGCAAGCAACAGATTGACATAATTGATCTAACACAGACAGATGCACTGTCAAATGTCAACGGCAAGACTGGATATTCGATAGACGGATATGGATTGGTCAATGGCACACGAGTGATCTTCGCCAATGACACTGATCCTCAGGTGAGAAATAAGATCTATCAGGTTGAGTTGATCGACGAGGACGGAGTTTCCTCAACAGCCAAGATCATCAATCTTACGGTGGCCAGTGATGGTGCGGTATCAACTGATCAAGTGGTTTACTTGTCAAGTGGTGCCACGCTCCAGGGCAAGAGCTATAGATACAATGGAACATCTTGGGTGGCGGCACAACAGAAGACCAAGGTCAATCAGGCTCCATTGTTTGACGTGTTCGATTCAAGTGGTCGCAGTTTATCAGACAACACATACTATCCTTCAACCAACTTCAAGGGAACCAAGCTGTTCTCTTATGCAGAGGGATCTGGCGCTGTTGATACGATATTGAATCAACGATTGAAATATCTAAACATCAATAACGTCGGCGACATAGTATTTGACAACAACTTAGAAAAAGACACATTCACATACACGGTCGACTCAACGTCAACAACCAAGTCGATCAATTTTGGATTCGTCCACAACTATTCCAATAGAACGGCATACTCCCAGGAGATAGGTTGGAAGAAACACAATAATAAATCAACGCAATATCAGGCATTGGCATTCACCTATGCCGGCGTGGCATTGGTCTGTGACGTTCCCGCAAGGACGACTGTTGACAATCCAGTGATAGTGTATGTCAACAATGAATACCAGGATTCAAACAAATACACATACACGGTGAGCGGCAAGCAGACCACGGTATCGTTCTTGGCAGACTATGCTCCTGCGACAGGTGCGAACGTTGTCATCAAACTACAAAGTGACTCAGCCAGCTCAGTGGGATTCTATGAGGTTCCTGACAACCTCGCTAATAACTCACCAAATGGCACGTTCAATGACATCACCCTAGGAACCATCAGGAACCATTACATTGATCTGGCACAGAACATCAAGGAACTGTCAGGAGCATTGTTGGGCAAGAACAACATAAGAGATCTGGGAGACGTGGTTCCATACGGCAACAGGATAGTCCAACAGGGTTCTCCATTGCAATTTGCCGCGACATTCGCACGTGACTCAAACATCAATTTCTTTGAGGCATTGGAATATTCCGGACAGGAATATGAGAAATACAAATGGAAACTGATCGAGGCGTTCTCGAAGAATGATTTCCAAGGAACCATAAGGGATCAATTGGATCAAGCACTTGCACTCGTGAATGAGGGCAAGGAAAGCTCAATGCCTTTCTATTGGAGTGACACCATACCATGTGGCGATGTCTACACGGAGACCACATACACGGTGACTGCCATTGACGATGACATATTTGACCTCACACAGACCTATGACTTCACTAAGGCAAACTACAAGGGACTATTGATATATCTAAACGACGTCCAATTGATACACAATACTGATTACACGGTGCCAGCAAATGCGGCCAGGGTTGAGATATCTAAGGCATTGGTAGTCGGGGACGTGTTGGTCATCAGAGAATACGAGTCAACTGTTGGATCATACGTTCCTCCAACACCAACCAAGTTAGGTCTATACGCAAAATACAAGCCAGAGATCGCCACGGACAATACCTACACGACCACACAGACAGTTGTGATCGGTCATGATGGAAGCAGGACCGTTGGGTTCGGTGATGCCAGGGATGACCTATTATTAGAATTTGAGAAAAGAATATACAACAACATCAAGGTTCCAACATCCAATGCGATCCCCTTGTGTCTCGAGGACGTTGCTCCAGGCAAGTTCAGAACGACAGACTACACACAGGCAGAGATAACAGACATCCTGGGAACAAGTTTCCTATCATGGGTGGCTTGGAACAGATTGGACTACAAGACACAGGACTATGACGGTGACGATCAGAGGACATGGAATTACTCATCAGCCAGTGACACCATTGACGGCGAGCTATTGCTAGGACACTGGAGAGGAATATTTAACGACTTCTATGACACTGACACTCCACACACCACTCCGTGGAAGATGATCGGATTCACTGAGAAACCAACATGGTGGAACAACAAGTATGGTCCAGCACCATACACCTCAGGTAACAAGGTTCTATGGGATGATCTAGAAGCAGGTCGCATCTGGGATGGTGTTGACACATATACCGTGGATGAGAAATTCAAGCGTCCTAGACTAAGCCAAGTCCTACCAGTGGATGACGAGGGCAATCTCAGAACGGCATTTAACACCATGACTGGTAATTATGATAGCCTAAGTTTGAGAAAATCCTGGGTCGTGGGAGACCAAGGACCAGTTGAGTCAGCCTGGAGGAGATCGTCAGCATTTCCATTTGCCGTGATGCGCCTATTGGCATTGACCAAACCAGCGGAATTCTTCGCACTCAACGCTGACAGAGACCTATACAAGAGAGAGACAGGATTAAATCAGATCTTATATGATGGAAGATCCAGGATCACCACAGATGGCCTGACCATATATGGAGCGAACACCGCCAAGCACTCATACATCAATTGGTCAGTTGACTATGCCCGCAAGCAAGGCATCAACACCAATACTGAAATAGAAGAGACACTGAAAAATATGAATGTCCAACTGGTCTATAGAATGGCCAGTTACTCAGACAAGGAATATCTAAAGATCTTCACAGAGAAGACTTCACCTAACTCAAACAACACATCTCTCCTATTGCCAGACGAGAGCTATGAGGTATTTCTACATAACAACGAAGTGTTTGACACGGTTGAATACTCATCAGTGATCATCCAGAGAACGGCAGATGGATGGGCAGTCTATGGAAATTCAAAACTAGATCCATACTTTGAGATTTATACGAGCATACCAAACGGCAACTACAGGACCGTGACCGTCGGGTCAGAGTCCGTGAGGGTGTCGAGCGACTTTGACACAGCAGTCACTAGAGTTCCATATGGTTATGTGTTCACATCAAGATCAACCATGTGTGACTTCTTGATCAGTTATGGACGTTATCTGGAAGCCAAGGGCATGGTGTTCGATGACGTGGACAATAGTTACTTGCTGGATTGGACACAGATGATCCGTGAATTCCTCTACTGGAGCCAACAGGGCTGGACAGAGGGATCATTGATCAACATCAATCCTAATGCCAACAGACTTTATTTAGAAAGAGCTAATACTGTGGTCGCTCCGATAGTGGGTCAGACCGCGGATGATTTCATACTGAATCAGAATCTCAGGGCGATATCAAACAGTGATCTAGTGTTCAACAGGCTGGATAACAAGTTCGAGGTCAAGACCACGAATGAGAACGCAATATCATATGCCAAGATGAAGATGACCAGTTATGAACACGTATTAGTTTTTGATAACTCAAGTATCTTCAATGATCTGATATATGATCCAATCACGGGTTCAAGACAGAGCAGATTGAAGATAGTTGGTTACAACACGGGTGACTGGAACGGCAACATCGAGGCACAGGGTTTCATATTTAATTTTGACAATGTCGTTGAATGGTCAGGAACCAAGCGTTACTCCAAGGGAGACATCGTCCTCTACAAGAATCAATACTATGCCGCGGCCGAACCAGTGCCACCAAGTGACATGTTCAACTATGCCAAGTGGTTGGAGACAGAATATGATAACATCAAGAAGGGTCTGCTACCTAACCTCAGCCTCAAGACAGACCAACTGCGTGACTACTACGATCATAACATAGCGAACCTAGAGAATGACGCAGATCAATTAGGATTCCACTTGGTTGGGTTTGAACAGAGAAATTATATGACCAACATGGGACTAGATGACATCAGCCAGGTCCGTGTGTATGAGAACTTCATTGGCAACAAGGGAACGAAGAGGGCAACAGACCTATTCAAGTCAGCAAGGCTTCCCAAAGAACTTGCCAATTATGAGATATTTGAGAACTGGGCCGTCAGACAGGGAACCTATGGTGCTTCAGCCAACAGGAGCTTCTATGAGCTAAGATTAGACGAGGCAAAGATGAGCTCCAATCCTGCCACCGTTGGGCTTTCAACCAGTGAATCAAGGACCGACGTGGATCAGACGGTGATATTGTCAGACATCTATAAGCAGAGCTATAAGATCACAACGGCAAATGTGTTACCAACATTGAATTATGTGTCAAGTGAGAGAAATCTACCCACAGCAGGGTATGTTAACGTGGATGATATTGACATACAGACATGGACATTGGCCAATCTTGGATTAATAACACCGTTCCTAGAAGATCTGGGCGAAGGCACGACCATATGGGTGGCGAAAGACAATTTACATGACTGGAACATATACAGGACCGGTGTGGTTGAACCAACATTATTGACGGCAACGGACAACCTGGATGGAACGACCACCCTGAACTTCAGGGCAAGCCATGGATTGGCCAAGGATGACATCATCATAGTGAGATTCTTTGATGCCGCGGTCAACTTTGCCTACAGAGTGCTATCAGTTCCCGCACTGCACAAGGTGACCATACCAGCGTCATTACCTGCAGAGATCACGGTGATCGAATCTGAGGGCATCGTGTTCAAGCTCAACTCAGTGCGTGTGGCACAACCAAGCGACACCGCCGACCTTCCTTTCGCAAATGAATTGGATCCAGGCAACAGGGTATGGATCAATGATGGTGGAGACGACAAGTGGCAGGTCATAGAGAAGATCAACCCTTTTGTTAGACAGAATTCATTTGAACCATACGGCATTTACGAGAACAGTCTCACAGATGAGACATTGGTTAACACGAACTTTGGATGTTCGGTGGCACAAAACGCAGAAAATTTAACAGCATTGGTTGGAGCAGACAACTATGCGTCAGGTAATGGTGCTGTGTTTACCTTTGTTGAAACTGCTAATAATGAATATGCACAGAACTCAATACTGACAGGTAGCTCAGCGAACAATTTAGCAGGTTATGGCAATGACGTGGCATTCGCGGATGAAACTTGGGGACTAGCAGGTGCTTCTGAATCAAACAACGGTGAAGGATATGTTTGGATACTCAAACAACAAAACTCAAATCTAATATCAGAACACCAGTTAATGGTTAATCCAACAGACGCCAACGATGAGGCCAAGTTCGGTCATGCCGTTGTTATCAGCGATGATGGACGATGGGCCTATGTGTCAGCACCTGGCAAGAATTCAGTTTATGCCTATCAGAGGGTTGACAGGCAACTACAGAGATTTACGGCAACGGGAGATGGATCAACAGCACAGTATGATCTGTCAGATTACATATTGGCAGACGATGCAGATCAATTGGCAGTGGTGGTCAACAACGTTGAACTAGCGGCCAATGCTTATTCATTTACTAGCTCAGTATCATCAACAGGTATACTAACACTAGACACTCCAGCAGATGATGGCAAGAATGTCACAGTGACCAGGAGAGAAACGATAACACTGGAAGGTGATGGATCAACCACAGACTTTGACATTACGGGATTATACACGGTGGACGGGTTCAATTCAATATTTGTCACAGTCAACGGCATAGTTCAGATACCCAAGATAGATTATGACTTCTCATTTGATAGCTCTGACACTTTCTCATTTGCCACTGCTCCGGCAGATGGTGCGAGTATCGTTGTCAGATCAAGCGACTACTTTGAATATGTGTCAACCATATCCGGACCGGCAGGAGAGGAATTTGGATATAGCCTGGCAACAACCACTGATGGTAGACAGGTAGTGGTGGGAGCCAGATCAGCCAACGGTGAGGGCAAGGTATATGTATACGATAGAGACGTTGAGCGTTTTGTCGTAACTGATGACACAGACACGACGTATGTAACTGACAAGTCACCCCAGGGACGTGTGGCAGTCAGCATTAATGGAACATACCTAACGAACTCAGCACATTATATCGGCGGAACATACACGGTGTCAGGTAGCACGGTTACATTGGCAACGGCACCTGAGCAAGGGGACTTCGTTGAGATAGAGACCAATAATTTCTTATTACTGGACTCAATAACCAAGACAACTTCTTTCGCAGGAGCACAGTTTGGTTATGATGTCACGATGTGTCCGACTAACTGCTCACTCTATGCGTCAGCACCATATGATGGTGTGGTAGGACCAGAACAGGGATCAGTGCAACGTGCGGTAAACCAATCAAGACTATATGGAACCATAACAGGAACGGTGACCAACCCAACAGTGACTCTGGGCGAGAAGATCAGGATCAACAACATTGTGGTGACATTCACAGGAACCACATTGGATCAAGTAGTTGAAGACATCAACGATGCTGTAATACCAAACGTGACGGCAAGCAAGACCAACAACAAACTAACGATCAGTCTAACAAACATCAACGCTGGTCCTGTCGCTAACAAATTATATGTGTATCCGGCGGGCAACAATGCAGACGCACTCGACGACCTAGGATTAGAGATATTTAAGACAGTGCAGACTATCACGTCACCTGTGCCTGTAAACAATTCAAGATTTGGCCAAAGCCTATCAGTGAGCTCAGACGCACTGACACTAGTGGTGGGTTCTCCAAGAGGCGTCAGCCAATTACCGACCACATTCGACAACAATACCACAACACTGGATGGTGACGCTACAGAGATCAGAGAGGTGGTCACACAGAGTGGTTCAGTATACACCTTTGATTACCTAGGTGGTGCTCCTGATACTATAGCGAACCCAGGTAAGTTCGTCTTTGGACAACAGATCGCAGACACATCAGTTGGTGAGCTATCAGAGTTTGGTGCCGCAGTTGACTACAAGTCAGGTAGCATTATAGTGACATCTCCAGGGCACTATGCACAGGATGGATCATCACAGAGTGGTAGGATAGCAGTATGGGACAATCCAACGAGAGAGTTTGCTTGGAAGATCATTAGACAGGAAGAGGCAGTGGTTGACATTGAGAAGATCAATGCTGGATTCATATATGATAGAATTGATAAAGAAGTCAAAGCAAACTTAGATTATTTTGATCCCCTACAGGGCAAGATACTAGGTGCGGTGAGACAGAACATCGACATAATAGGACCCACTGACCCAGCACAATACAATGTTGGAACAACGAACAATTCAGGCCAGACCTGGGGTGCGGAGAGCGTGGGCAAGATCTGGTGGAACACAGAGAACGTTAGATTCATCAACCACTATCAGGGCGATGCTGAATACAGAGCCAAACGCCTAGGACAACTGTTCCCAGGATCGACCGCGGAATTCTACCAATGGACGGAAAGCTCACAACCACCAGCACAATACACAGGCAGTGGCACGGTCCTATCAACGACAAACTATGTCATAAGGACATCAGTGGCTCCCAATGGAACCATAGAGACCAAGTATTATTTCTGGATCAAGGATATCCCAACGGTGGCCAAGGGCAAGACATTGAGTCCATTGACCATGGCACAATACACCGAGGATCCAAAGTCAAGCGGCATAACATATTTCACTCCTTTGACCAGCTCAACCTTGGCATTATACAACGCTGGTGAATATCTAAGTGCGAGAGACAGGATACTGCACATTGAGTTTGACAAGATCAAGACTGACAACAACGTCCACGTTGAGTATGAGCTGATCAAGACCAACGATCCAACGGAATTCCTAAGCACACAGGTATACAGGAAGTTCATCGACAGTTATGCGGGTGCTGATTCAATCGGCAACAAGGTCCCAGACCCATTCCTCTCGGAGGCTGATGCCTACGGAGTTGAGTTCCGCCCAAGACAATCCATGTTCGCGGATAGATTCACTGCACTCAAGAACTACATAACCAGAGCCAACAGAGTGTTTGCGAAACATCCTATAGTGGAGATGAGAACATTGGACATCCTTAACAGCCAGGAGCAGGAACCAGTGTCAGGATCAGGCGCCTGGAACAAGAGATTGCTGACCTATGAGGAACTGACATATCAAGATCTCAGATTGGTGGCGACAGGATACAAATATCTGGTGGCCAATGATGCCAATAACGGAAACCTATGGACCATATATGAGGTCCAGGCAGATGACACATTATTATTGACCAGGGTCCAAAATTTCAAGACCACGAACTACTGGACACACATTGATTACTATGTTGAAGGATATTCAGCATTGAACAAGCCCAAGGAGGAAGTGGCCACGTTCTCCAGACTGGCAACGGTCGAGAGCAAGGTGGCATTGGGAGACGTGGTCAAGGTCACGGCCAACGCAGATGGCAAGTTTGAGCTTTATGTGAGAACGGCTATCGGATGGGATCGAATAGGGCTTGAGGATGGAACCATAGAGATCAATTCAAGCATCTATGACTACTCATTGGGACGCAATGGATTTGATGTCGAGGTATTTGACGCACAATACTTTGATGCTGAACCAGTGTTAGAGACACGCCAGATAATCAAGTCAATCAATGATGAGATATTAATTGATGATCTAGCAGATCACAGGATCGATCTGATCAATCTAACATTTGAATACATCAAGAGTGAGCAGACCGCGGTCAACTGGTTAATGAAGACATCATTGGTCGACATCAGACACACATTGAGAGATCTCATACCGTATGACATCTATCAAACGGATAACCAAGAGTTCGTCCAGAAATACATAGAAGAGGTCAAACCTTATCACGTCCAGATCAAGGAATTCACCTTGAAATACAATGGTGATGATCTATTCCAGGGAGATGCCACGGACTTTGACTTACCAGCACAATATGATCAGGCCGAGGACAGATTCATCAGTCCACGTTTGAGCAATGATGGACAGATCGGAAGTTATCCATCAACCGCTAACATTTGGACCACAGGTAATTACTCATCATGGTATAACAATTACTCATTGAGCATTGATTCCGTGTCGATCACAGCATCAGGGTCAGGCTATCTCACAGCACCAACGGTGACCGTTGTGGGAACAGCAACGACCACCGCAGTGTTAGAGGCAAGGCTCAACACGGCAGGGCAAGTGGTTGAGATAGAGGTCATCAACCCAGGAGCGGGTTACACAGAGGCACCAACTATTACTATATCAGGAGGCAGTGGCACTGGAGCCAAGGCCGTGGCTATAACAAGCCCAGGCACTGTTCGCTCATACAAGACGACTATCAAGTATGACCGCTATGAATACCAATCAGAGATAATTGATTGGGTAGCAAACGATACATATGAAGCAGGCACGTTGGTGAGATACAATGCCAAGGTATACCGTGCCAAGAATGAGGATGACTCAACATTGGTCGTCACGGGTGCGACATTTGATCCAGATGACTTTGAGATAGTGACAGCAGACGAGCTAACAGGCATCAACAGGACCAGGGGATATTATGTTCCAGCAGTTGATGAGCCAGGATTGGATCTTGGATTATTAATGGCAGGCATTGACTATCCAGGTGTGCAGGTCAAGGGCGTGCTATACAGCCAAAATACTGGCTTTGACGTTGGCAACTATGACATCAATCCATGGGACAACTTGGACTTTGGAGATGAGGGAGAACCAACATACTCCGAGACATTATTGGATACGGCATACAATCCAGGCGACTACACCGACACTTATCTTGGAACACAGGTCAGCGACATCAACGTGGATGGTGGTGCATACATCGACACATACTCATCACACTCACCAGAGGAATTGGTGCCAAGCTCGATCTTTGACACACTGAACATCAAGGTGTTCACCCGTCCTGGCTTCGACTATGACAATGACGGGCACGGTGCTCCATTTAAATCAATGATGATAGACTACACCGGTGCCGTGAACACATTTAACTTTGGCGCACTGGTTGAGAATCCGTTCGCTGTCCGAGCATTTAATGTTACAACAGGGTTGACACTGAGATTTGAATACGTGAGCCCGGCAGTTAACACCGTTGACTACACCGTTGATTGGTTGAACAAGCGAATAACATTCAATGGCAATAACATATCCGTTGGCGACATCCTACGCATCGAGTCATATGGCATCGGTGGTGGTGATCAGCTATGGGTTGAGAACTATGACGTTGATGATCTGTTGATAGACGGATCAACTGAGGGACTATACATTGACGTTCCTGTGGCATTTGACCAGATCTATGAGGCCATGATCAAGGTCAATGGATCACGTGTTACTAACTACACGTTCTCAGAGATAGACGCTTATACCACGAGGATAGAATTCGGAACCAACTCAGTGGATGGTGATTCCAGCATTGACACTGACAAGGTCAAATACTTCTCAACAGAACCATTGGAGTCAGGTGACTACATAGCAGTGGCCATATTTGGATATGATCAAAACGACGTGTCGACGATACCTGGCTATGTCACCCATGATGAATCATTGGTGCACTCTTCCAGCCATCCAACATCACAGATCATGTATGGTGTGAGTGGCACTAAAGAATTCGTATTAGAGAACGACATACAGGGCCATAACGCATACACGGCAGTGGTCGAGGTCGATGGTGTCAGACTGACACCGGCAGAGGGATTGGAATTCACCGCTGATGGATCCGGTGCTGACTTTTATCTGGATCTAACCAATTGGAAGACCTCAGAGAGCCTATTCCAGACCCTGATAGCGGACAATGATGTCCACGTATTCGTTGACTATGAGAAACTTAAACTATATGAGGACTTCACATTGTCTCCAGTGGACGGAAGCTCCATAAGATATGTGTCGCTGAACGAGGTTCCTGCGGCCGGTGCAGACATCAAGATCTTCGTGGAGACCTCGGCCGAATACAAGATATCATACTCAGGCGTTCCGGTGAGCTCACAGAACAAGATCACTTTCAATTCAGCACCGATAGCAGGTGCCCACATCATGGTCACGACCGACAACAATACCAGCGAGCTTGACATACTGACACGATGCTTTAACGGACCAACAGCGATCGGACAGTCAATCAGCATTGGTTATGATCAGATAGGGTTTGACAATGACACCTTTGATGAGACCACGGGAAGTGTTGTTGACCTGAGCCAGTATGACCTAGGCAGGACCATAACACGTCCAAACAAACTACGTGTGTCAGTCAACGGTCTACGCAAATACTTTGGCCGTGATTGGAGGATCAATGCTGATCAACAGACGATTGAATTCCTATCAACCACGGTCAGTGACAATGACATAGTCGTGGTGACCCTACAGACAGAGAAAGAGGTTCCGGACACATTGGACTTCCAGATCTTCAAGGACATGAGGAATAACAATGCGATCTACAGGACCAATAGCGATTATAGAACGACACTAACACAGGCACTTTCAGCAACAGATGATACTATATATGTGTTAGATGCGGGTAAACTATCAGCACCGGACCTAGCAAATAATCAGTTTGGTGTAGTCACGATAGATGGTGAGAGAATAACATATAGATCAAGAGATGTTACAAATAACACCATCAGCGGACTGCGTAGGGGTGTTGCAGGAACGGCGGCTACATCACATGCTATAACAGCAACGGTCTATGACACATCATTGGGCACCAAGTTGGACTACGCATACAACAAGACCTTGTATGAGTTACCTCTGATAGATGATGGGTCCAGCGTGAGAACTGGCAAGAGCTTACAGGATGCCATAACGGTCCCGGCCAAGTTCCTTAGGGGTGAAAATTCATAGTGGATAAATATAGTATGGACGAAAAACAAGAAACTAAAATGACAGAAGACAACAAACAACCAAACGAGAACAGTGGCATCCTCATCCAGGGCCATCTAAAGATATTTGATCCTAACTCTAAGGAAGTCATAGTGGACAAGCGTAATGCCATACACTATGAGAACTTCTCTAACAGCCTGGCACAGGCCATGGCCAACAAGGACAAGGGATACATCTATCAAATGGCATTTGGTAATGGTGGATCATCAGTGGACACCACGGGTGTTATCACATATCTACCACCAAACATTTCAGGACAGAACGCTGATCTATATAATCAAACATACCAAAAAGTGGTTGATGACACTTCATCAGCGAACACTGACCCTACCCGAAACAAGCTAACGGTTCTACACACTTCGGGCAAGGTATACACTGACATTTTAGTAAGTTGCTTGCTAGACTATGGTGAACCAAGCGGACAGCAGGCATTTGACAATTCAACGAACCTAGATGGTGATTTCGTGTTCGATGAGTTGGGATTAAAGACATGGCAAGGATCAACTTCAGACCTTGACTTGGTGACACATGTTATCTTCCACCCTGTTCAGAAGTCTTTGAACAGACAGATACAGATAGATTACACGGTGAGGATACAAACATTGACCAATTTGAGCACCACTTAAATGTGCTTAGTTAATAGGTCTGATAAATAATAGTTATAAAAAGGATACGGAGTATAAGAGATGGCATATACAATTAACTTAACAGATGGAACCATATTTGCTACGGTAGCAGACGGCACCATCAACACTGACAGTTCATTGACACTGGTTGGTAAGAACTACGCTGGTTACGGTGAGTTTCTTAACGAGAACGTGGTCAAGCTGTTAGAGAGCGGTGCTAACACAACGGCACCAAGCGATCCATTGACTGGACAGTTATGGTTCGACAAGACAAATTCATTATTAAAAGTCTACAACGGAACGACGTTCAAGAACCTAGGTTCTGCCACGAGTTCTGCCACACAACCAACTTCAAACGTTGCTGGCGACCTTTGGTTTGATTCAGCCAACGCACAGTTGAAAGTGTATGATGGAGCATCATTCATATTGGTTGGTCCTTCATTTACGGCAGGCACGGGCACATCAGGTGCTATCGTTGACACCGTAGAAGATAACGTAGCGGTAGATCACGTTGTTGTTAAATTGTTCGTTGAGGACGACATAGTGGCAACTGTGTCCAAGGATGCAACGTTCACGCCAGGCGCGGCCATCACTGGTTTTGCAACGATCGGTCCAGGTGTCCAATTGAGCACATCAGTTTCAAACGCCGTGTTCAAGGGATCAGCTACAAACGCACAATTATTAGATAACCTAGACTCAACAGATTTCCTAAGTGCCATCGCAAACGACACGACATCAGGCACATTGGGAGTGTTAAATGACACAGGTCTCGCAGTTGGTGTTGACAGTGACTTCAGAGTAAGCGTATCCGGCTCAGACGTTACAATCCAAAACCAAACAAACAATGGAGACATCTCGATCAAGGTAAATGATGGCGGAGTGACCACCACAGTTGTCAACTTTGATGGAGCTACGTCAGCGATGAATCCAGGTGCTAACGCGGCAATTGACCTAGGAACATCCAGCTTACAATACAACAACGTCTACGCTGTTAACTTCAACGGAACGGCATCAGCCGCTGAGTATTCTGACTTGGCTGAGCGTTTTGAGGCGGACACTGCTTATCCAGCAGGAACCGTGGTTGAGTTAGGTGGAGCGAAAGAGATCACCATGTCACGTGAAGAATTAAGTGACGCTGTGTTTGGTGTTATATCAACCAAGGCGGCCTACTTGATGAACTCAGGAGCAGGTAGTAATGAGACACACCCACCGATCGCTATGAACGGACGAGTTCCGGTTAGAGTGGTTGGAACGGTAAATAAGGGTGACAGACTGGTATCAGCAGGCGGTGGCTTGGCCAGAGTGGCTACGAAGGAAGAGCTTACTCCGTTCAACGTCATCGGTAGGGCACTAGAAACGAAAACGAGTGAAGATGAAGGCACTGTTCTAGCAGTAGTCACAGTATCGCACTAAAAAATATAAAGAGGAAAAAGTAACATGGCATATCAAGCAGGCGACACCATACTAGATGACGAGTATAATACCTTTGTCACTGGTAACGCGGCAGGCACCGGCGACAACGCGGTAAACAATGTCAACACCCTCTGGGGTGCGGGCACGCTGGACAAGGGCTACGGTGAGACAGGCTCAACATTGGCATCAGTGTCAGCAGGATCAACGATCACAGCGACACAATGGGATAACTTCCTATCAAGAATTGAAACCATTGCGGCACACCAAGGATCAACAGTTACAGCATATTCAACGCTGTCAGCGGGTAACACTATTGAGGCACTGGCCACAGTGGCAACTGACTTGGCGACCATAACGACCAACAGACTGAATGCGGCAGGTTCAGGTGCGACAGTCACAACCGATGGTGCTATCAGCAGAACTTCAACATGGTCAGGTTCGATCGACGCTACACATAGGATCACGTTCGCATCAGCCAACGCATTTAGATACTTCTTCAATGCGGGTGGTTTGGTCAAGTTCACGTTCTCACTGTCAGGCGGAACATCAGATGGCAAATACGATGAGTGGGTTGACCTATGCACCCAGATGGGCACGGTCTACTTCTCAGGTTCAGCATCACACACCGTTAACGGTCAAGCACTAACTGGAACCACACAGGTAGGTGGTTCAGCAGGTGGCGCGGGTTCATCAGTGTCATCGATTGACGCTTTTGCACTGACAACATCAGCACAGCAGATCATGATCAAGTATGCTGACACGGCACCATACACGACAAACTACATCCAGATCAATGCAACGGCATCGGCGGCGGCTGGTTCAGCTACATACATCGACTTCACCATCACAGCGAACGATGCGGCGGCTGACACGGGTAACCCAACCTATCCAGCGCCAGGCACCGACCCAGCGGCATTGGACATCATCAACGGAACGTTCACATCAACGATGAACTACATCCTTCCAAGTGCAACTTACTTGACAAGTTCAGCATGGGGATCACCAACGATGTCAAACCAAAACGGTTACGAATAATCCTTAGGATTTTTGGTAATATTGAAGGGCACTTTTTTAGGTGCCTTTCTTTTTGACCTATAAATATGTGTTATAATAAGGTATGGATGATATAACACAGAAGATCAAGCATCGTTTTGATCACGAGTCTGCCAAGCGGACACTGCGTGAGAAATACGAGGCAAAACTACTATTCGCACACCAGGGCGGCATGTTCCGTGCAGGCCCTGAACTAATAGTCCTACTGAATTCCTATGACACTGGAGAGATGGTCATACTGGATGAATTCAAGAATCCCACCAAAGTCACCAGACTTGCCTTATTAGATGAGACCAAGCAACGATATCAGGAACAGCTGAATGCTTGGATGGTTGAACTAGCAGAACAATCGAGACAGCGATGAGTCGGGGAGTATTGCTCTACGCATTCAACAATGGCACCACGGACTATCTCTCCATGGCCAAATGGTCTGCCAAACGCATTGAGAAATTTCTCGGCTTGCCTACGACCATAATATCAAACATGGAGGATGCTGAACTGGGCGGAACACGTGTGTTCAATGCCATCAAGGGAGGAGAGCCGTGGTATAATGCCAGTCGCAATCGTGCCTGGGACCACAGCCCATACGATGAGACCATAGTCCTGGACGTTGACTACGTGGTCAACTCAGAGATACTCAATTTATTGTTTGAAGTGGACAAGCCATTCATGATACATGAGACGGCACATGATGTGACCTGCAGGGGCAACACCATAAATTTAGATCATTTTGGTGAGCATAAGTTTCCCAGCCGTTGGGCTACGGTGATGTATTTCAATAGATCAACAGAGGCCAAGGAAGTGTTTGATGCAGTGGAGATGATCAAGAGCAATTGGCGACACTATGGGGATCTATATAAGTTCCGCAGTGACACCTTCCGCAATGACTGGGCATTCTCCATAGCACTTGGCCTCTTGGGAGGACACGTAGAATCAATTAAATGTTCGATACCATGGCCATTGGCAACGACAACCACAACGGTTGACGTGGAGATGCAGGAAGACACTTACATATTGCGATATACAGAAAATTTAAAATCGCGTGCGGTGCTACAAAAGATCAAGGGCATTGATCTACATATAATGAACAAAGACGCAATGGAGAAGATCTGTGCAGGTAGTTAAGGCAGAACGGGGTTATCTAATAGTGGCACAAGGCAGTGTGTATCACTCATGTGCCCGTGCCCTTGCCAAGTCAATAAAATATTTCATGCCCAAGGCCAAGGTAGCAGTGGCGGGAGACTGCCAGGACTCAATATTCGATTATGAGATAGCATTACCCCATGGTGATCAAGGCGGACTTAAGAATGATTGGCAGATATTTGAGGCCTCGCCCTTCCGCCAGACGATAAAACTAGAGGCAGACATGATCTTAAATGGCTCAATAGATCATTGGTGGACCATGGTCGAGAAGCGTGACGTGTTCGTGGCCCAGGGCACACGTAACTTCTATGGACACAAGACAACAGATAGAACCTATAGGCGACATCTAGACGATAACAATTTACCTGATGTATATAACGCAGTAACTTATTGGAGACGATCAGAACTGGCCGCTAAGTTTTTCGTGACCTGTAGGGAGATATTTGATAATTGGGATCAAGTCAAACTTCGTAATTGGAATCAATCAGAACCTGACACGGACACGGTGTATGCCCTGGCAACTGTATTGTTGGGTCGAGAGAATTTCCTACTGCCCAGCACATACCCACAGTTCGCACACATGAAGGGCAAGATAAACTTTTGCAGAAGCGAGGATTGGACCAAGGAATTGGTGTGGGAGTTAACGGATCGTGGACTACGCATACAGACCATACAACAACAGATACCCACGCACTATCACGTGAAACATTTTGCTAATCAACTGGAGGAACACTATGACAGCCTTTTGGGAAGTGATTAAGGACAGGCAACCTGTCAATCCACAGGAATTCCTGGACGAGTATCGATTATATTACAATGAGGATGGAACACCCCGTGAATATTCTAGACAGGAACAAGAAGGTGATTACATTGTCGTTACCAAACAAGAGTTCTATGAGGGAAGGTTTGATGTTAGGATTGAGAACGGTAAACTGATAAATCCTAATCGCATTACACAGTATCGTAAACTGGTCCCTAGTGATGAGGGAACAGAAACACTAGTGGATGACATCACTATAATAGGCCAGGGACAGCATTGGAAGGTGAAATATTATGACTGAGATTGATATAGCGGACCTAGACTGCATATACCTAAGTTATGATGAGCCACAGAAGGAAGAGTTCTGGGTCCAGATCAAGAACATGGTTCCATGGGCAAAACGTGTGGACGGAGTCAAAGGTTCAGATGCCGCACACAAGGCCGCGGCTGATGCCAGCGACACGGATAGATTTATCCTAATAGATGGTGATAACATGCCAAGTCCGGACTTCTTTGATCTTACACTGGAACTCGAAGATGAGGAGTATGAACGTGCAACCTTCCGTTGGAGAGCCCGCAATCATATAAATGGATTAATGTATGGCAACGGTGGACTTAGTTCCTGGACCAAAGACTTTGTTTATAATATGAGAACACATGAGAACAGCGACGGCAGTGATGATACCAATGTAGAGTTTTGTTTTGATCCTTTGTATTGGGCCATGCACGATTGCTATTCAACTACATATCCCAATGCCACGCCTTTCCAAGCATGGCGAGCAGGTTTCCGTGAGGGTGTCAAGATGTGTTTAGATCGAGGACATAAGCCAACCATGAATGAATTTAAGCAAAGGGCCAATGGCCGTAACCTAGATAATCTCAACATATGGCACACAGTGGGACGTGATGTTGAAAACGGTATATGGGCTATAGCAGGTGCCAGACAGGGAACACTGATGACCATGTTGTCGGATTGGGATCATACCGAAGTGCAATGGTTTGACAATCTGGAACGCTTATGGAGTGAAATGGAATCACAGGATCCGGATCAAATAGCAAGAGAGAATGGCAAGGAACTTGCAAGATTAGATCTAGATGTTGTAGAACTGGATCAAGAACAAAGTAAATTTTTTAAACGACACTATAGGTCGAACTGGCGTAACCAAGGACCCATGGTGAGGGAGATAGATGTCTAAGAAATTGTTAATATTAGGTGATAGTTTTTGTCACGGAATAGGAACTCATTCGGTATTTAAACATGTTGAGAACACTAGATATGCTTTTGGTAATTATCTGGCAAAACATTTAAAATTAGAATATGTTAATCTAGCAGAACCAGGAAGTTCTATATTACGATCTATTGAATTAGGCCGAAAATACATATCTGAGAATAAAGATGACATCGAACGTGTTGTAATAGGATGGACAGATCCCCAAAGAATCTGCCATTATGGAGACGAAAGCAGTCTATTGATATTGCCACAATTTGTTCACTTGGGAAACATCGAAGACGATGATATTTTTGTTAAAGAAGAAAGACATGTCAAGTTTATTACTGATGGAAACAATCAGGAGTTTTTAGATACGTTACCCAACATTCAAAAAATAATGATACTCAACGGGTTTTTTGATCATCAACAATCTATTTCAGAGTCATTGATCATTTGCTTCACTGCCTGGTTGGATAGTATGAATGTTGAGTATCTAGATATAGACAACTTTGGAAGATTAAGAGAGCATAAGACAAAATTAGATGTTCAATTTAAAGATGTCATGCCAACATTAGATAGACATCCAACCAAGCAAGAGCAGGAAAGATTGGCAGAATTGATCAAGGAAGAATTATGACCTGGAGTTGCGGAGCGATAGATCATGCTATAACAATATATCCAGACGGAACTATTAGTCCGTGTTGCCAGACGTCTGCTGACTATAGAAAACCTATCAGTAAGCTCAATGACCCTGACAGATTCCATGATTTAAAAACAGAGACTCCACCAACGGCATGTTCGAAATGTGTTAATAATGAACGGCAGGAGTTAACAAGTTACAGAAAATTCTTTGAGCAATTTGATAATGGCTTGCAATACGTGGATATCAGGAACACCAATGAGTGTAATTTAAAATGCCGTTATTGTGGGCCACATTTTAGTAATCAGTGGGCCAGAGAAATGGAACTAGAGCTAGAAACTGTTTATACTAACATAGATGATTATTTAGACGATCTGTTAACAGAAGATTTAGATCAATTATACTTCACAGGTGGAGAACCTTTCATAAGCCGAGATCATTGGAACATATTACAAAGATTAGTTAACGATAATAAGAGTAAATCTGTGTCGTTGAGATATAATTCTAATCTAACCACATTAAAATTTAAACAATTAGATATCTTTGATCTATGGAGTAAGTTTAAATTTGTTGAAGTTCAGGCCAGTATCGATCAAAAGGGCGTCTTATTTGAAAACATAAGAAGTGGTGCGAAATGGAACACGATTGAAAAAAATTTATTTAACCTTAAAGAGAAAGTTTATGTTACGGTGAGTGTAGTTATTAGCATCTTAAACATATGGAACTTATTCGAATTTTTAGAATATCTCAGAGATAACAAAATTAGTTATTCAACGGTCATATTAAAAGGACCTGATTATCTAAGCATAGAATGTGTTCCGCCTAAATTAGAAAAGTTAGCTCTTGAAAGCATCGATAAACTTAGTGGACTACTAGATAATAATGTTATAGTTGCATTGAGGTCAATGATAGGTAGTAGAGAAGATGCAGAAAGCATGTTCCAGCATACATTAAATCATATTCTTTTATTGGATAATCTAAGAAATGAAAACTTGTTTAGCCTTCTTCCTTTTGAGAAATATGCTAAAAAACTTATATTGAATAATAATGGATAAACAAAACAAAGGTGATGAAGTATCCAAGGACTTTAAGAGTAAGTTCTTAAGTGACGCAGAAGTCATGAAAGAACAGTTAGACACAGTAAGTCCTAGCATGTGCTTGGCCAAGTGGAAACAGGTCAGCCTACATCTCACCACGGGCATGACTAACTCATGCTACCATCCGCCTTTACACCAAATAGATGTTAAACCTCTAGAGTTCCATCCCAGTGCATTACATAACACAGCACAAAAGAAACTGGCTCGCAAACAGATGTTAGAAGGCACTCGTCCAGACGAATGTAGTTACTGTTGGACAATGGAAGACGAAGGTAAACTCAGTGACAGACACTATCGCTCAGGTGAACCTTGGGCCGCAGAATCATTTAATGAAATAGTAGATGCACCTTGGGACCAGGATGTCACACCAAGTTATGTGGAAGTTAATTTTAATCACAACTGTAATCTAAGATGCTCTTACTGCTCGCCACAATACTCCACAGCGTGGGAAAAAGAGACAAATGAATTGGGAGCGTGGCCTACGTCAACGCCACACAATGACCCTAAATATTTTCAGGGTAGGAGAAAGCCTATACCCTTCCGAGAACACAATCCATACCTAACTGCGTTCTGGGAATGGTGGCCTGACCTTTACCCTGAACTTAAACACTTCCGCATGACGGGCGGAGAACCTTTAATGGACAAGAATACCTATAGGGTATTTGATTATGTCCTGGCAAATCCCAAACCAGACCTCCACTTAAACGTGACAAGCAATTTTTCAGTAGATGAAAAATTATGGACCAAATATCTGGACTATGTCAAAAAGATATGTGCGGGAGATAACGTGGAACATTTCATGCAGTATGTGAGTGTAGATGCTTTCGCTGAACATGCTGAGTATATTAGAGACGGATTAGACTATGCACTGTTGTGGGAACGTGTCAATCAGTTTTTAACAGAAGTGCCTGAACGTTCAAGCATTACGTTTATTATTACAATGACTAATTTAAATGTAACGTCAGTGGGCAACTTACTAGCGGGCATCAACGGCCTTAGGCATATCTATTCAAACACATATCAACGTGTGTGGTTCGACACACCCATACTGAGGACACCTGAATGGATGCGTATGGATCTCCTTCCTGAGAGCTATGTGGATCAACTTGACCTAATATGGGCCTGGATGCTCAAGTGGAGAGAGACAGAAGAAACTAGATTCAAGGGATTTAAGGACTACGAGATAAAAAGACTTGACCGAGATATAGCCTGGATGCGATCGGGCCAGAAATTAGATGATAACTACAAGAGTAAACAAAAAGCAGATTTCTATAGATACTTCAGTGAACATGACAAGAGGAGAGGCACTGACTTCCTAAAGACATTTCCAGAAATGTCAGCGTGGTGGAAGGAGTGTGAACAGCATGCCAAAAAAGCATAACGAGACAGACAAGGAATACAAACGCAGGGTCATTGACATCAAGAGTGAGTCATTCTGCGGAGCCAAGTGGTATAATGCCACCATATGGTTAGGATCTGGCATGACAACTAGTTGCCATCATCCCTTGCCACACAAGGTTACTACAGTAGAAGTGGAACGCAATCCCAAGGCCTTACATAACACCGAACAGAAGAAGAAAGAACGTGCAGAAATGCAGGCAGGCCTTAGACCCAAGGGCTGTGAATACTGCTGGAAGATCGAGGACATGGGCAAGGATGCCGTGTCGGACAGGGTTTATAAAACATTATTATACACAGATGAGGAACTAGATGAAGCCTACAACACACCTTGGACACAGGATACTGACCTTAGAACTTTGGAAATTTCTTTTGATAGGACTTGCCAGTTGGCTTGTAGTTATTGCAACCCCGCTTTTAGCAGTGCTTGGGTTCGCGACATTAAGTTCAACGGCGAGTATACCAACTTGGTTAGTGACGGTCGCAACCACTTTACTCATACTCACGATAGCAGTCAGCTTTATACTATCCACGATAATAATCCTTATGTTGAGGCCTTCTTCCGTTGGTGGAAATCAGACCTACACAAGACGCTAACTGAGCTACGCATAACAGGCGGCGAGCCGTTGATGTCAGGATACACTTGGCAGTTGTTTGATTGGTTCAAAAAAAATAAGGGACAATCAAAGACACGTATAGCCATCAACAGTAACTTGGCATTTGAGAAAGACAAGATAGATAGGCTATTAGAAGCCGCAGAAGATGTTGAACTGGACATATACACATCATGTGAGGCAACACATGATCATGCTGAGTATATCAGGGACGGCCTAGATTATGCCCAATGGCTAGACAATGTTGAATATCTATTAGCCAGCAAGAGGCTCAGAGGCATGAACATAATGTGCACCATAAATGCACTGTGTTTAGAAACACTGCCTTACTTTATAAAACAGATCGTCAAACTTAAACAGAAATATGGCAGAGATAGCATCTGTATATCACTAAATATCCTACGCTTTCCTAGTTTCCAATCACCTCTGGTGTTGCCTAAGGAAATTAGACAAGCACAGGCTAATAGGTTAGGCATTGTAAAAACAAACTACACGGAATGGTTCCACGAGTTTGAGATTAATCATTTAGAAAGATTGATAGACTATTTAGAAACAGTGGAAACACCACATTCAGAAGCATTTGAAATGCCCAAACTACACAACGACTTTAAGCAGTTCTATAGTCAATATGACGAACGTAGGAAGAAGAATTTCACAGAAACATTTAAATTATTAAGTGACTGGTATGAGCAACTATAATTACAATTCATCAGACCCAGTAAAGATAAGTCTAGATCAATTAACTGAGCGTGAAAAGTTTTTGTTAACTGAATCAAAAACATTTTGTATGTATCCATGGATCCATCTGCATAGTTACCCAACGGGCGATGCCTATCCATGTTGCCATGCTGAATATCAAGCGGGAGACTTTGGCAACTGTCAGCAACAATCAATGCAGGAGATATGGTCAAATGATAAGATGATCAAGCTCAGGAATGACATGCTGAACGAGAGGGAACATCCTGCCTGCACCAGATGTTATGAGCAGGAGAAGGCTGGATTCTTTAGTGGTCGCAAGTCAGCCAACAAGCATCACGGACACAATATCAAGAAGGGCGTTGAATTAGATCCTCCATTTGAGATGTCATATTGGGACATACGCTTTAGCAATCTATGTAATCTAAGTTGTCGTTCATGTGGTCATATCTTTTCATCAAGTTGGTATCAAGATCAAAAAGAACTAGCCGGACCCGAATGGGGCAAGAAGAACAAAGCATTGTTCTGGGCAGGACGACACGAAACAGACATGATCGAACAGTTGATGGAACACTTGGACTATGTGGAGCAGATATACTTTGCTGGTGGCGAACCGTTGATGATGGACGAGCATTATGTCATCCTGGAAGAACTGGAAAAGCGTAAGAAGTTTGATGTGAGGCTAGTTTATAATACAAACTTTACCAAGACAAAACTAAAGGATCGTTCAGTGTTTGATTACTGGAAGAAGTTTGATAGCGTTGCAGTGGGTGCTAGCCTTGACGCTATGGGCTCACACGCAGAGTATATTAGAAAAGGCACTAAATGGACAGAGGTAGAAGAAAATAGGCGTCTTATGATAGAAATATGTCCTAATGTCGATTTTTATATCAGTCCTACACTGAGCATACAAAATGCCCTACATCTGCCAGACTTCCATCGTGATTGGGTTGAACGGGGATTAATACAACCACAGGACTTAAATGTTAATCTATTACAAGATCCAGAGTGGTTGCGTATAGATATTGCTCCGGGACACTATAAAGAAAAGATACGTGTTAAGTATCAAGAACACTTAGAATGGTTACGTCCGTTAGATAAACTTAACAGAGCAACAGTGGGATTTGAGTCAGCACTAAACTTTTTAAAAACAGATAATACTAAGTTACTTCCTAAATTTTGGGAACGCATGGATAAGTTAGACAAGATGCGTAACGAAAATTTATCAGAAGCAATACCGGAGTTAAATGAAATACGAATCAATAATTAAATCGTTATCTTTACAATATAATGTATACAGCATCGATGGCTCAACCGATCTGTTGAGACAACTGCAAAAAATACATAAGACCAGTTATGACAACAATGAGAGGATAGTTGTGTCCATGCCTGACATCTCAAAGTTAAACGACTTACAAAATATTATCAATGGTCTAGACATATCAAATTTCTTTGTAATGATAGTAACTGAAGATAAAAGAGCTGTTGAAGAAATAGAACGTGTAACACGTGAGCTCAGTTATGATCCTATACCTTTCACTGTTGTCTTGGTGTCTGATGACAACTACAGCATACATCAACAATCAACCAGTGACACTGACCATTCCACATTGGAATCCAGGATAGAAAGTTTACATTTGCCCAACAAGGAGTTCTGTGTGTTACCATGGGTGGCCCTGGAGATACAACCAAATGGTGAGCATGCCGTGTGTTGTCTGGCCGAGGAAACGATCAAGGACGAGCAGGGACAGGTATTAACGGTGACAAAAAATTCTCTAGACGAGGTGTTAGATTCATATTCAATGAAACGACTTCGACAGGAATTCCTAGCAAACAAAAAACCAGATACCTGTGCCAAATGCTGGAGAGTGGAGGATGCGGGAGGAGTCAGCAAGCGCCTTAACACATTAGATAGACTAAAGCATTTGGGCATTGCCAACCAAACATGGACAGAAGAACGCAAAGAACTTTTAATGTTTGATCTTAAGGTGGGTAATATCTGTAATTTAAAATGTCGTATATGTGGCAGTTACTCATCAAGTCAAATTGCCACAGAAGAATTACCTAAGGAAAATAAAAAATCTAGTTTTGCATATCAAATGATCGAGCAAGGGCGTTGGCCAAGGGAACAAGAACATTTTTGGACTAGATTAAATGAGCTCAGTAATGAGATACAATATCTAGAATTCACTGGTGGAGAACCTTTTTTGATCCAGGAGCACTTTGATTTCCTACAGCAATTAGTTGATCTAAATATTGCCGGACAGGTAGAAATACATTATAATACCAACGGCACACAATATCCAGAAAAAGCCATTGACATATGGAAGAACTTTAAATTAGTTGAAATAGCATTTTCAATAGATGACGTCGGACCGAGATTTGAATATCAACGTAAGAATGCGTCATGGCATGAAGTAAACAACAATATACAAAAATTTAAAAAACTTAAACAAGAATTAGGCAACATACATCTACAAGTATGTTCGACTATTAATGTCTTCAATGTAATGTATCTTGAAGGACTAGCAAATTGGATTGATGAACAGGGGTTTGATAATGTCTATTGGAACATGTTACATGATGAAGAATCAGTCAGTATAAGAAGTTTGCATCCAATAGCTAAAATACGTGCCACTGCAAAACTATCTCTGGCACAGGTTAGTGAACAGCACAAAAAAGAATTTAACAACGCTATCCAGTTTATGGAAAATGGCCAGAGTAGTGACGGAAGGGCATTACTTGAAAAGATTAGACAAAAGGATTCAATAAGAAATGAGAACTTGTGGAATCATCATCCTGAATTAGCAGAGGCCTTAGGCTATGAAAGAACCTAAGAACAGACCTGCTACACTATGTATGGCTCCCTGGACGCATACATATCTATCGCCACAGACTGAAAGACGCATGTGCTGTGCATCAAGAGAACCTGCACAGAACTTTGAGCAGTATATAGATACCAAGGCAGGCACAGGCAAGTATATCCCCCTCACACTGGATGAGCATTGGAACAGTGAACACATGAAGAGTGTCCGTAAAAGAATGATGGCGGGCGAGACCTTGCCTGAGTGTGAGGTCTGCAATGATAAACTGTTGAACACTGACGTTTACCGGACATATTTTGATCGATTGTTCTCCAGTAAATACTATAGCAAGATATGGAACACGACGGACGAAACGGGCCACACCACGATGAAGCCCGTTAGTTGGGATTACAGGTTCACCAATTTATGTAATTTCAAATGCCGCATGTGTGGGGATATGTTGTCCAGTGCATGGGAGTCGGAGCAACGCAAGCACGGGATGATAGATTTCAAGAACCCCAAGAATAATTGGATGGTGCCTGAGATCCGTGAGGAAATATCCAAGTTCCAGGACACACAGATCGAACAGGAGTTCGCCGAGGCGGTAGAAGACCATAGGGTCGAGGAAGTATACTGGGTCGGTGGAGAACCGTTGATGTATGAGCAACATTGGCGATACATGCAACGCATCATTGAATTAGGAGATGGACCAAATGTCTATGCTCGATACAATACCAACCTCAGCCGGGTGGATTATCGCGGCTGTAATCTTTATAGTGATATCCTTGATAAGTTACGCGATTGGCAGATATGTGCAAGCCTCGACGGAACAGGAGCGATTGGCGAATATATTAGGACGGGTCTCAACTATCCTGATTGGCTTAAGAATTTCGATCAGGGACTTGAGACAGCGGTTCATAGAAGGCAACTCAGAATTGACTTCACGCTCACACTCCCCGGACTATTCGAAGTTCAAAATATCCAAGAACTTGCTCAAGAAAGAGGAGTAGACATCCTGGCCAAGGTGGTGTTCGCGTTCACGCCGGACATCATCATGAGCCCCTTGGCCTTGCCCAAACACATATTACATCCATGGCTTGATGAATTAATTGCAAGATCAACAGGTGCCATGCGAGATGTGTTAGTCCAACTTAAAACAAGACCAACGTTTGAAGAACAATGGCCCGACACATATGAGCAGGGCATCATTAATGGCAAGAATCGCATGCTACAATTAGAAGTAATAAGAAAAGATACCTATACCATGCGTGACATATTAAGTAATAGATCAGAAGCATTAGAATGGTGGGACGACATTGGAAGTTAAAGTTACATTAAGAAATCCGTTAAACAAGCAAGATACTTTAGATTATTGGATAATTGCTGACAAACATCAGTTAGCACAGGAATGGATTACAAGTCTTAAAGAAATACTTGCTAGTAATCTAACAATACAAAAAGAATTTTGCTTTTTAGGTTTCCCTAACTCAGCAAGAACATTAGAATATCTTTGCGACAAGTTAAATCAAGAAATAGAAATCATTAATAACTATGACTACACCCAGCACGGTTTAGAAGATTATGTAATAGAAGAGTGGTTTCATCCTAATGTTGTGCGTTTTCCTGATTCATACGAAGTAGAACCAAAGCGTGTGTGGATGACATCTGGAGAGCCTACACGTGAAGCACTGGGTCTGCGTATCAAACATGAAGTAATGAATCAATTACACAATCACTTTGAGCTACTAGAAGGCACAGTAGAGAATCCTAGTAGATACGGACAAGTAAGTCCGCCTCGTGTGAGACAGGCCATTGGAGAATTAAACATATTGTGCCATGAAATGGAAAGTTTAATTCTAAGTCAACGTAAAGCCCGTGTTCAACCTGAATGGGTAAGGCCAAGTCAAATAACAGTATTTCCCAACTGTGAAAGAAAACAATTAACAGATGAGCATAGACAGGGCTTTTTGGATAATAGTTTTGACAGAGAGTTTGGACATGTCTACATGCACTGGACTCAGATAGGCAAGACTCTACACGAGGTATGGCGAGATGAAGATGCACCAGATCTAGATGCTACGATCTGTGATGCAATAACAGAGCTACAATATTTCTCTGGAGAGTTTGACATTGAATGGGCAAAGAGTGTTACCATTAAAGACGAATGGCATCAAAAGGGAATGTTACAGTTTGAAAATTGGTTATTAAAACACGGACTAGATCCCAAAGATCCAAAGTTAAGTCTAGGATACCTACATCTGGGATATGTTGATCTAAAACGTAGTTTTGGCACAGAGGATATGTTTGAGATTTGGCGTCAGCTTGAGACACACCTCGATATATACAGTATAGAAGTCGACGGTGTAAAACAAACATTTGATTATTGTTGGAGTGATGAAAAATGAAGTGGATCAGAAATTTAATTAACAGGATTAAATTAGAGTTACGATATCGTAAAAAATTAAAAGAACTCAAGAAACGTGATCCGTTTATATACAAGTAATGGAAGAAGTTAAATCGCCATGTGTTTCAATATGTGCCTTGCATGAAGGGATATGTCAAGGCTGTGGACGAACACAAGAAGAAATATCAGGTTGGTGGGACATGACTAACGAAGAGAAACAACAGGTTTTAGAAAATATTCTGAAGAGACAAGATGAGTTATTTGGGGATTAGTGCGGGTTTCCATGACGCTTCGATAAGCGTCATTGATTTCAACGGTGACATCAACTTCGCCGGACATGCTGAGCGTTATTCTAAACAAAAGAATGACTCGTGCCTCAACACTGACATGTTCCTAGACGCATACACGCATGCGGGAATGATCACGCACATCGCTTATTATGAAAAGCCTCTATTAAAACAATTACGAAACTGGCGTTCTGGGATAGGATTTGATTGGAAACGGATGTCCACGTGGCAAGTGCTGGATCGCGAGATACCTCCCAGAGCCTGGAAGATGATAGGCACGGGCATACCACAGTCAAGTTACCATCATCACAAATCACACGCGGCCGCAGGATTCCAAACAAGTCCGTATGATGATGCCACAGTTGTTGTTATAGACGCCATCGGCGAGTTTGACACCATAAGCATATGGCACGCATACTATGATCGCAACGGACAGGCTCAGTATACGAAACTATGGAATCAGAAGTATCCACACTCAGTTGGCCTCTTCTATTCAGCCATGACACAGCGTGCAGGACTTAAACCCAATGAGGACGAATACATCTTGATGGGCATGTCGGCATACGCAAGACCAGACTACAATGTCTATGCTGAATTCATAAAAGACAAAGACGACATAGAGTTCTATGACAATCTACATGCTGGCTGTGAAGAATACAGACCAGAGATGACAGACTTCCAGATCGCCGCATCCGCACAATACACCGTGGAACAGTGTGTATATAGGATAATGGAGAAAGCACGTAAACTTGGAAAAAGCAAAAACTTAGTCTACATGGGCGGAGTTGCTCTTAACTGCTCGGCAAACGAACAGCTAGGTAACTACTTTGAAAACGTATGGATCATGCCCAATCCGGGTGATGCGGGCAGTAGTCTCGGAGCCGCGGCGTTGGCCTACGGCAAGCGGATTAATTGGAAGCATCCATATCTGGGAACGAAGATAGAAGGACCATATCCTGTCAACGGAATACTGGATGAATTACTTACTAAAAAGATAGTGGGAGTGGCGAGTGGACGTGCAGAGTTTGGTCCACGTGCATTGGGTAATAGATCATTGTTAGCAGACCCAAGAGGTCCAGAAATAAAAGACAAGGTCAATGAGATCAAACGCAGACAAAAGTTCCGTCCTTTTGCTCCCGTAATATTAGAAGAATATGTTAACGAGTATTTTCAAATGCCCAAGGGCTTTCCTACCAGTCCCTACATGCAGACCACAGCAACCTGCAAGAAGCCCTCAGAATTCCCTGCCATCATACATCAGGATGGAACAAGCCGTGTGCAAACAGTGGCAAAGGATTGTGGCAGTGGTATAAGAGAGTTATTAGAAAAATGGTTTGTGATCACGGGCTGTCCTATGCTATTAAACACCAGTTTGAATATCAAGGGAGAACCAATGGTCAATGATCGTGTGGATGCTGATCGATTTGAGAAACATTATGGAGTTAAGGTAGTCTCTTAAAAACTTGTTCTAATTCTTGTTTTTTATTTCTTTTAAACCAGGCCTGGTTGTGTAGTATCGTTGAAGTCATTTCAATATGTTTTTTATGTAGGTCTTCCAAACTCATATCAGCAATCTTTCTAACAATTTCTATAATGGCATACCATCGGTAACGGACATTCTTTTCTTGATCATAGCTCTCATCAACCCAGGGGCTGAAAGTCTTATATCCTTGTTCACTAAGTAGTTCTAAACTTCCGGGTGTTCCTAATATAACAAAAGGTTGTCCATACTTGATTGGCTTAAATGTTTTTTCAGTGAGGAACACTCCCCCGGTGGCATCCATGTATGTTTCCATAACTATGTTCCAATAACTATCTGTAAACAAATAATCAACACTTAATGAATGATCGTTGTGTTCGTCTGTGTTAAGGTTATCTGCACTCAGAGGTAGCGAATCCTCAAATTTCTTAGATGGGTAATCTATCCCCCGGATGATATCATCCTTGTATGTCTGTCCTCTAATAAACCACCAATTTAAAATAGATTGATCTTTAAACTGATCTTTGTTTTTAACATTCCCATAGCTCACATAAGCGTCTTTGGTTAATCCGTCCTTCCATATATTATAGACAAATTCTTTCCTATATTGCTTATGGACACGATTTAGGCAGGTATATTTCTTAGTCTTGCAGTCAAATATGGTTGGTGCAGGTATGCTAGTATTCTGTATTTCAAATAGATATTCATGGTATTGTAGGTAGGCCATACCATCTATGGAATTAGCGACACTATTTCCGCTCAGAAAGAATATTAATTCTCGATCAATGGAATGTTGTTGGCATAATTCTTGTAATCTTTTCTCTATCTCAAAAGGATCGTCGGGCTCACTGTAGATGAATAATATTCTTAATCTCTTCTGTCTCACCCGATCCAACACCTCATCTCTGATATAGTTAAAATAATCGCAGGCAAAATCAAAGAAGTAAATATTGATGGGATACCAAGTGCTGTGATCCGTGTCCTCAAACTCAACCCGAGAATATCCAACATCGTGTTGATCGAGGAACTTATCCAGGGCACAGGGCCTGACATAGGGAGCACCATATGCTTGACTTTCGTGTTCCTTTAAGTTATAATTGCTATTATTTTCTAAATAAAGTTTAATGTTTGACATATTCATAATGGACATGGGTGGCCACAGTGGCAACCTAAAGTATTTAACGGATCGCTTTCCACATGCCAAGGTTTTGCGTTGGACCACGCATCTTAATTGCATGCGTAAGGCCGCCAAGCAGAGTCGCACCCGAGCATTTTGGTTGATCGGTTCATGCTGTGTCTATGACAATTTTGATTTCCTTTGGGAACCTGTTCCGTGGGAACAGTATCAGATACACTGTTGGGCCAGCAAGGATCAGAAACTAGGTGACACATTCCTGATCCCCACCCAGAAGTTTCTAGAACAAGACCCAGAACGCATAGATCTATATCAGGACGTCAACTGGCACGCGGATGGTGTCAAAAGAGTGGATCCTGAGGTCGTGAGATACGAGGATGATGACATTATAAGGGCATCTAAAACGCACATAAACACGCCTTACGCCATAGTTTGTAAACATTGGACACACGATTACCAAGAACCACAATTATGGGACAATCCCTGCATCATTAACTTGAATCCCAGCAAATCAGCATCGATAGTGCCTAGGACTGCTACCAGTTACATTGATCAGCAGATGTATGATTATCCTCACTTGGCAACGGACATCGTATTGCCCGACACACCATTGGATGTGGTGTTCATTGAAAATGGTGAGGTGAATGCAGAAGAGAACTATCTACATCTTGAACAAATACTCAAGGAAAAATCCAATAAATTGCACCGTGTGACCAACGTAAAGGGTCGTGTCGCCGCTTATCAGGCCGCGGCTAAGGTCAGTAGCACCCCGTGGTTCTTTTCGGTGTTTGCGAAGCTTAAAATAGATGAGAATTTTGATTGGTCATGGCAACCAGACTATTGGCAGGGACCGAAACATTACATATTCCATGCCCGTAATCCAATAAATGGTCTTGAATACGGACACATGGCCATGATTGCCTACAATAAGAACTTGGTATTATCCAACACGGCAGAGGGATTGGACTTTACATTAGATCAGGCACATGAAGTGGTTCCCATATTGTCAGGCGTTGCCAACTATGCTGATGATGAGTTCATGGCATGGCGCTCAGCGTTCCGTGAGGTCATCAAATTAAAACGCATGTCAGACCTAAGTGCTGACATCGAGACAGAATACAGATTGAAGGTTTGGTTGACCCGTGGTGATGGCATCAAGGGTGAATGGTCAAAGCAGGGTGCTCTAGATGCTAGTTATTATTACGATGAGGTCCGTGGTGACTTTGATAAGTTGAAACTCAGTTACGACTGGGCGTGGCTCAACGACCGCTACAATTACCTACATGGAGAATCACATAGTCGCTGATATATTCAACTTCTGTGTCAGTCAATTCGGGATAGAAAGGTAAACTCAGAACTCTCCTGCTTAGGCTACTAGCCACACTGAGCAATCCTGGATTGTCGTAGTGTTGATATGGCTCCATTTCGTGCAGGGCTCTCTCATAGTGCATCTTACATTCGATGCCATCGTTGTGTAGTTTTTCCTTTACGGCGTTCCTGAAGTTGATGTCAATGACGAACTTTTGGAATGCGTGATAACTAAAATACTCTTTCTTGATCACTGGACGTATTTCTTCTATGTATTCAAATGCGTCTAACCACCAGGCGGCGATCTTGCGTCTGCGGTCCTGCCATTCATCGATGTATTTTAGTTTGACCAATAATTGGGCGGCATCTGCCTCACTCATGCGTGAGTTAGTTCCAACTATTGACCAGTCAGGTTTGCCATTGTCTCTATACTTGCGGAACCAATTAGCGGCATCTGGATCATGGGTAGCGATAGCACCACCGTTACCATAGTTGCCTAGGTTCTTCATTGGATCAAATGATATCGCTTTCATGACAGGATTGCTACCAAATGGTTCACTTAGCCAATGTTGGGCGGCATCCTCCACCAGTATCTTCCAATGTGTCTTGCTACCATTGTCCCTGAACAGTTCTTCCCAAACGGGCGAGCCATACAGGCCAACGGTGCAGATCGCATCGTAGCTGTCATAGTCGGGTAATTTTGACATGTCCATGACACCATAACTGTCAGTGTCAACTATGATGGGTTCCCATCCTGCCTTGATCCAACTGTTGATGGTCGCAGGGTATGTCATCGCAGGTAAGCACACTCTAGGTTGTTCCACGTCTTGCTTAATGCCAAAACTATATCTGTGATACTCAGCGATCATTTGCAGTGCCTGTGTGCCTGAGTGGACGCATATGACGTGATCCATGCCTATGCGTTTGGCCACTTGTTCTTCCAATGCCTGTGTGTAAGGACCGTTCATGTGTATACCTGAACGATATACCATGTCTGTGGCGTCCAGGATCTCATCTCTGATTGAGTCGTATTGTTTCCTAAGATTTATAAACGGTATCATATACTGACTTCATCCAGTCCGTATATTTCCTACAGCCATCTTCAAAGTCCACCTCTGGCTTGTAGCCCAGATCATTCCTGGCCCTAGTGATGTCCAATCTACCTCGGCTTGGGAAGTTCTGATCTCTATCCACTAGTTCTATCCGGCCCTTGCCCAAGAGCTCAACGACCTGTTTCGCGGCCATGTGCAGGGTAATGGGCTGTGATTCGCAACGTGTGATGTTGTAGATGTCATGTGGGCAGGACTTGGTTGAGGCCAGGGCTATGCCCTGTGCGGTGTCATTGACATAGGTGAAGTCCAATATCTCATCGGCACCCCTGACCTCTATTGTTTTCCCCCTCAGTGCGTTTAACACGAACTTGCTCAGCACGCGATCCTCAACATCACGGGGACCATATACGGCACTGGGACGTAGTATGACGTAGTTGAAATATTCCTTGTAGTCTTCCACTAACTTCTCGCCCATGTATTTCATTATGGCATACTGACCTCGTGGCTTACATTCCTGAGTCTCAGGAACTCGATCATCGAAGTCACCGTAGACCATGCTGGATGATATATAGACGAACTTGTTGGCTATGCCCTTTGATGCTTCTAATAGATTGATCAATCCCGTGGTCATGACCTCTGATGCCACGCTGGGATTCTGTAGGACCACTTTCTGTCTTGGAAAACTTGCCAGATGTATCACGACCTCTGGTTGGAAATCATACAAACATTTTGCTACCAATGCTCGATCTCTGATGTCAATATGTCTGGTGGGGACCTGATTGCGTAGATCACCCTGGCGCAGTTGGAACAACTTCATCATCTGATCCAATGGTATGAAGTCATAGTTGGTCATGGAGTCAATGACCATGACGTCATGTCCCTCGAGTTGCTTGACGACCTCGTGTCCTATGAAACCCAATCCACCACTAACCAATATTCTCATTTTTTGATCAACTTCCAATATGTCAATTGCTTTTCTGTCATGTTGCACCATAAGTGGACAACGAATCCCATGTGATACTCATCACCAAGGGTTATAGTATACCACATGAGCTCATGATCACCACCACAGTTC